ACAATAATCTTTAAGTTCAGCTCTACTGGCAGGTTCTGCCATAACATTTACCTACAATTTCCCTGAAGGTATTTATTCATTTAATCAACCGAAACTCTTTTGAAATCTGATTCAAACATTATATTTAAGCACCATCTTTGTTTATGATGTGGAGCACCAGTACCTCCATGAAGTGTCTTTGAGGGAAACATTATAGCATTTCCCTCTTTTGATTCGTAAAAATATTCTCCATCACCAGGTATAACAACTCTAGTGCCATGCTTAGGTCCTGTACTATTAAGATAGTAAACTATACTTGTATAAGAAGTATCTGTTTCTGGAACATCTGTATGAAGAGATCCATGAGAAGCAGAACTATAATAATTCCAAAATACTCTGTATAATTCTGGAGCATTGTGGTAGTAACCATGTTGTTTTGCCCTTTTAATACAAATCTTCATTACAAGTTTGGCAAACCCATTTAGTTCTATATAAGATTCTTCATTTCTTACTGGTTTATTGTTATCATAAGTTTTTTGAAGAAAGCCAGAATCGGAAGTGTAACAAAATTTACCTTCTAATACACCAGGATATGTTGGATCATTAACAACATTACAATCTTCTCCACGTTGATCATATCCAATTTGCCAACCATTAGTTGTACGTAATAACTGACAGATAAAGAAATTTTGCTCTTGTGTTAGTATATCGGTAAAAGATATTACCTCTTCCATTAGAAACCCCAACTAACAAAAGTATATCTCTCTCCTTTAGTCACCTCCTCAACCTGATGAGGATAAAGATAACAACTAGGAAATATTAATATATCTCCTTTATTCATTTCTATTTCAAAATCTTTCCAGAATTTAAAAGCACCACCTTCATAATCAGTGCAATCATTTAATGCACCTATAATTGATAGCACTGGTATACCTCTTTTTTCTCCATCAAATAAAGATCCTATATGATCATAATGAGGTCTCATCAGTGTGCCTTCACTATATCTATTCAAACGTACTCCAGACCAATACTTAATCATATTGAATGGATTTACATGTATATCTTCTTGTCCATTAAAAGAATTTGATCCCTGAGTATGTTGTAACAATTCTGGCAGTATACTCATATAATTTCTCCATATATGATTTACATGCATCATAAGTTGTTGTTGCACAACCTCTGGTATACCAGAACCATAAACAACATCTAACTCTTTCTCCTTATGTGAATGAGAATATGCTTCATGGTGTGAATACCATTGATGTTTTTGCCATTCCCATTTTTTTGATTTTTCTACAATACTATCACAGAGTTCTGGGTCTATGACATTTTCTTTAGCAATAAGATTTCTTAATTGTACATCCATAATTAAACCACGGGTAACATTCCTAAACAACCATTTTCTGATATAAGATCTAATGATATATCAAATCCTATAGTCAATCTTGTATCTGAGAACTCATCTAAACAAACCACCCTATGTTCTCTTTGACCAAGACCAAAATATATCTGACCTACTTTGTTTTCAATTTTATAATCTCTAAACTCAGTAACAGTATTCTTTGGATCTATACTTATATATCCATGATAATCCCAGTCATGATTATGCCATCCAAGAACTTGATCATGGTTATGATAATTTAACCATGCTTGCATCCACATTCTTTTATTACCTAATTCAGATTTAACAAGTAATATAAGTTCTTTATAAATTTCGTAGAAACTATAATAACCAGCAGTTAGTGAAAATATATTATATTTAAAATAGTCTAATGTCATATCACCATTATAATTTTCTTTAACCTTATGACACTGTTCAATAATTTCTGATTGATGTTCTATAATATATTTTGATTGATATATTTTATAATCCATTTAATTTTATTTCACTACGAATAGACACTTCTACAGGTGTCGTTTGTATATGAGATCCTTTCATCAATCCATTGATCATATTTGTATTCAAATTAATTAAATCAATATTGAATGCTATTGATACTCTTTCTTCATCTGATCTTGATTTTGTAGTTCCATGTGACAACCATGAAGGAAATAAAATAATATCCCCATCATAAAGAACAAATTCAGTAAATGATGAAAATGTTTGACCAGATGGAAATTCACAAGTATTTGATATTGGATTTGGATTTTGAAATACTATAGATCCTTGTTCTCTATTTACTCTGTAATAATAAACACCAGAAATTTTATGTCCAGGATGCACATGTTGTCTATGTGACTCACCTTTCTTTCCAAAATTAATCCATGAATTTTCTAATTTAATTGGAGATTTAGATTTATCATACATACCAGACCAACGAGAATATTTTAAATATGATAAACATGATTCTTCTATTCTCTTTTTTAGTAACTGGCAATTATATTTTTCTATAAAATCATAAGATCTTTTAAATCCATCATAGTTTTTAATTGCTTCTTGTATCTCACATTGAATATTATCGTAAGATTCGTCTGCTGAATATCTCAAAACAGGAACAGAAAATAAGTTATATAATTCCATTACCAAAATTTTTTCATGGGACATTTATTTTCTTTGATTATTTCCCAAGATTTGTTTGGTAAAAAATCTTTTACACGAGCAAGATTATAAGATTTAGATTTTAATCTATCTGGTGCTTGTTTTCTTTCCAAAGAAAATATATTATCATAACTTTTAAATCTTAATATACCAATAGGTTCTCCTCTTGATATATTGGTTACCTCATTATTAAATCTACATGCAGATAATATCATTCGTGGCCAACGATTAAAAGGATATTCAGCACTAATTATTTCTATTCCTTTTTCAGCAAAACTTGGTGGAGCTACAATCTCTACCCATATATCTTTAGTTCTTTCTTTTGACCAAAAAACAAAATGCTGATGTATCTGTCCCACCAAAACTCCATTATAAGGAGTAGTTGGTCCAGGTCTCATCATTACATTTGGTGTAAATCCCTCATCAACATTAATATGAACAAAAGTATTTTGATCAACTACACCTGTAGTTTTATCATACTTTATAGTCATATCCATCTGTGAGAATATAACAAAAGCGTTTTTCCAGTAATGTTTCCATGCAGGACATTTCCAGTAGGTATGTTTCTCGTGATATTTTTTATAGTAGGTAAGATATGGTTGAATAGGAATATAAACTTCCTCTTCAAATAATGGATGATCCCAACCATATGAATATCCTTCCATAAAAGGAGCATAATATATTTTTTTCATTAGTAAATATTTTCAATTAATCCATATTTTTTACCACTCAAAGGTTCATTCATATCTCTTGGACACGATGTTAATCCAACAGGCATGACATTTATACTGATTGTCATTCTAGTTCCATCATACTGAGATGGCATCGTAAAATGTTCTAACCAAGATGGAAACAATATAAGTGTTCCTGCTTCAGAAGGACACTGCCATATATTTTGTGATAACTTACTATCACTCATAACAACAATACCAGACCTAGAATGTGGTAAAGGTGTGTCAAAATATGTTGGAGGACAGTTAGGTGTGCAGTAATAAATACCAGAGAGCCATGAATTTGGATGAACATGAGATCTATGCTCATTCATTTTTGGAGAAACATTTGCCCAAGATAAATTAACTCTTAGTCCCTCAGTGTTTAATTTATAAGTATGATAATAATCTTCAAGACAAGCGTTAACCCAATCATAAAAAAATGCGTATTCTTCTTTTTTATGAAGATAGGTATTGAGTGTTTGAAATGGATGTAAACTTTGTCCAGAAGTATTTTTTATTCCTTGAGGACCTGTGGTCTCTTCTTGATCAATTAATTCAATTAATTTGGAATTTGTGCTAAGATACTTTTCATTACGATACATGGTTACCGTAATGGGAAATATATCAATCTCATTTTTAAGAGTGTTCTCTAGCATAATATAACTACATTCACTTTACTATTTATTATAGCATGTCAAGTCTATTAAATCTATTCCCAACACAAGTTTATAGAAGTCAAGCAACTCATGAAAACTATGATTTAGTTCAAAAAGAAGTAAAAGATTGTCTTGATCGTATCATGGAAACTGACAACCTTGATGATGTCTCATGGATTCACGAAGAAGCAGGTAAAAGAAAAGCTGCTAGAAACTCATACTTTGATATACATGAATATCTTACGAACGATAATCTTGTAGGTAATTTTAATTTAATTAATTTAGAAAAAAGAATATTAGATGCAGCTAAAGAATACGTTGAAATAACTCAATGGAATAGAGCATTTTCAAATAGAAAAGTACCTGAAGGAAAAGAGAGGTATATACTTCATTTAAGAAATTCATGGATGAATATACAAAGTAAATTCAAATCACATGAATGGCATTGTCATCCTGGTTACCATATAGCTGGTACTTACTACATGAGAGTCAGTGCAGATCAAGGAGGGATACAATTTCAGAATCCAAATATAATGATGCAACATTGTAATTTTCCAGAGAATCCACGAAACTCTCAGTCTCTTGAATTTATTCCTAGTGATGGAGATATTATATTATTTCCAGCTTGGTTAATGCATAACACAATGCCTAATATAACAGATGTGGACAGAATTAGTGTATCATTTAATATTGATATAGAACTTCCTATTGATCAAATTTAGGTAATTCGTAATCAGGAAGTCCTCTTAATTTTCTTAACTCACTATTTGCAGAACACTCACTTAAACAATAATTAATTGCTAAACTAGTTCTTAATCCTTCTGTTGGATGTAAAGCAGCATGAAAATAATATGATGGAAAGAAAATAAGTCTGCCTGGTCTAAACTTAACTCTGTAAACTTCTTCAAATGATGTAGTCTCACCATCAGGACTTATAGGATCATTGTAGAATATTGTATCGCCATCTTTACCTCCAACATAATAAATCATAGTCCAGTAGTCAGCCATTTCCCAATCCATATGAATTGGTACAGGAACATGCATTGCCACTTGACCATTAAAATGAACCCGATACAATTGATTTGCATATGCATCAGGTATAAAAGTTCTTAGAATATGTTTAGTAAATGCATCATGAACATATGATGCTATGCCATCTACATCTAAAGCAAATGGATTTTCTGTTTGTTCGTGTGGTTTATGTACCCATATAGCAAAGAACCTTCCGTCTTTACTACCTCCTTTTCTTCCTTGAATACCATACTCCCATCTCTTACAATCGTTTAATTTTTTAGAAAAAGATTGTACGAGATAATCTGGAAAGACATCATCGTACACGAAGATCTTTGAAGTATCAATTTGTGTCATAATAAAGTTAAAAAAACTTTAGGAGTTTGCGTCTTTAATTGCTTTTATTGTTGTATACCAAGAACCAGTTTTATCTAACTTACCATCTTCAATGTCATGAAACAGTTGATCTAACTGCTCATTAAAACCTGGATATCTTCTTTTTCTCTTTCCAGCATAACTAGCATACTCAGCTTTCATGTCATCCAATTCTGCTGTGATCTCAGCCCATGTAGGAGCATTCCATCCTCTTGCTGCCATTTGACCAGGAGTAAAAATATTTTTATACTGACCCGTTACAGGATCAAATTCTTTTTCAGCATCAGTTGTACTTGGTCTGTTGTCTGTATATTTAATTCCTTCCAAATACTCTGCTTCACTTGAAACAGTATAACTACCAGTCATTGAAATTTGTTCTTGAAGACCTTGATCTTCTATCAATGCTTCAATTGCCAAACCTGCACTAGGTTCTCTAAGATCATCGTATCTATGTGATAATTGTGTGCTTCTAAAACCAGCCATTTTAATAAAAACTCCTTCGTTATTTATTTATACATTAATATCTACTAAGACTTCCAGATTCTACACATCCAGAATCAATCTCAAAAATTTCAAGAAAATTATTTTCCCAGTTACCATACCTAGTCATTCCACCAATACGACAGTTAACACGAGTAGGACCTGCCCAATTAGCATGATAAATTCTAAATCTATGCTCTTCAGTTGGGTAGGATGGATGAACAGGACATAGGTTGTAGTAGTTATCACACCAATAATAATCACCTACATCATTCTCTAGTGTAGCATGGTGTCCTTGGTCTGCAACTCTATTCCATCCAGAACTAGGTGTCCAACGATATAATGCAGCACCTGTTCCTTGAGCACCACCACCTTGATCATCAGCAATAGTTTGATATCTTACTTGATACCAGTTAGATGCTTTAAGAGGAACTCCCATACTAACCTCAGCACCAGCGTATTGCCACTGTGGTCCAAAACCATTACCAGCATTAAAATCATTAGATGGTGATGATGTTATACCAATTTTTACAATACCTTCTGCTGTTTTCTGATAGTTAGAATCACCAGGAAGTAATATTCCATTAGGACCAAGAGTAACCGCCATTGTTATTTACCTAGTAAGTAGTTAAGTTTACATTCACTGCATTTTCTGTATCAATTTCTGTTACAGAAAACATATTATTCTGCCATCCACCAACTCTATTATCCGCACCAATAGAACAATGGATACGAATAGCACAATCTGGATGTTTTGTGGCCATGAATTTAAACTGATGTTGTTGAGTTGGGTATGATGGATGAACTGGTACATACCATATACCAATACCTGATGCATAATAATCACCACAGTTGTTTTCATATTCTGCATGTTGACCTTGAGCTAGTGCTCTCTCCCATCCTGCTGATGGTGTCCAACGATAACATGCCATACCCCAACCACCATTCGGAGCATTATTATCATCTCTGATTGAATAATACTCACAACGATACCAATTAGTACCGTTCTGAGGTACACCCATATCTATAACAGGACTTGCATCAACTTCAGAACCCCAAGTTGGTACACCTAAATCAGTACTTGGGTAACTAGTATATCTAGTCTTTACCAAAGGTGACTTTGTAAACTGCTGTGTATTATCAGGATATTGTATATTATTTCCGTTTAACGATGTAGCCATTTGTTTTTCCTAAAAATTTGGATTAAAATTACCAGTGTCAACCACAATATCTCGGTTTACTTCCCACACTTCATATTGATTATTATTATGTCCATTACGACGTTGATCAGCACCAACATTAGAATTAAACCTTATACTTCCATTATCATGTTTCTGCCAATACAACCTAAATGAGTGTGACTCAGTTGGGTAGTTTGGATGAACTGGAACCCAAAATATACCATTGTGCGTTCTATAAACGTCATTCAAATTATTATCATATGTTGTATGTTCACCTTGTGATAGTAATCTATCCCAACCAGAAGAAGGTGTATATCTGTATACCATAAACCCAACACCCGATATACTACCATCATTATCATCAGCAACAGTTTGATACATAATCCGATATAAATTATCAGAAGCTGAAGGAACTCCCATATTTACTTCAGTTCCATCAACATAACCTGTAGCACCACTACTACCATAACCAGTAGCTTGGTCAAGTGTTGATGCAGATCCAAAACCTACCTTTATAATCGCAGGTGCACGACCTTGATAGGTATTATCATTTGTTTCAGATCCATTCTGGTTATAAGTGGGTTGTCCAAAATGAATGCCTGTTGATCTTAGTTCAGCCATTTACTTTCCTTTAAGTTGATCAATTTCACTCTTAAGATCCTTGATTGCTTCAATTAGAACACCAACGATATTCTGATAAGCAACAGACTTAACACCATCATTATCTGTATGAACCAAGCATGGGAACTCTGCTTCTACTTCCTCAGCAACAACGCCGATATTGTGTGTTCCGTTTGATTTATAATCAAACTCTACACCACGTAGATTTAAGACCCTTGCAAGGGCATCTGGGATGGTCTCAATGTTATCCTTGAGAGCCATAGCAGATTGTGCTGTGACAGTTCCAACAACTGTTAGATTGTTAGAGGTATCAAAGGTTGCACAAAGGTTACCACCAGTATTTACTGTTACATTAGCATTAGATGCTACTGAAACATTTGAATTACCATTTTGAATTTGTGAAGCATCTACGTTCAATGTTGCCCACTGAACTCCACTACCAGTACTCTGTAGGTACTGACCACTTGAACCATTACCACCACCAGCATTTAATGTTCCTAATAGAGTACCACCTGATATTGTTTTATTTGTTAGAGATTGAGTACTATCAATGTCAACAATATCACCAGCAGATGTTCCACCAATAGACTTACCAAGAACCTGACTAGCAGTTAGAACATTAGTTCCATTGACCATGAAGGACTTACCAGAAGCAACATTAAGTGCTTCAGAAGATAAGAAACTACCACTGGAATTTTGGAATGCAAATGACTTGTCGGTTGCACCCTTAACTGTAAGTCCACCTCCATCGGCGGTAACATCTGTAGGACCACCAGCACTAAATGTAGCACCAGTCGCAGTTCCAGATCCACCAAAGGTAGAATCCAATGTAGCAGTAGTTCCAGATAAACTAGAAACTTTAACAGTACCAGAAAGTGTTACACTTCCACCACCAGATGAAAGAGTAATTACAACTCCTGGAGCAACATTTGTTGTATCACTAATATTTGTAATCTGATTTGAACCATTAGCAATATCACCAGTGAATGATCCAGAAGCAACTTTAGCAAGAAGTATGTTTCTATCTTTAGTTTCTACATCTACTGATGAAACTGTAGTTGTAGAACCTTTAACAGTTAAGTTACCACCAATATTAAAGTTACCACTAACAGCACTTAAACCATCAACATATGTCTTAACAGCTTTCTGTGTAGGAACTTTAACATCACTATTTTGGGTTAATGTACCGTCTGTTGAGAATTCGTTAATTGAAGCACCTAACTGAGCACCAATTGAACCAAGTCTCAAACTAGATAGACCTGATAAGTCAAACGCAGAAGCGTCTAGAGTCGCCTTACCAGTTGCCTGTTCAACCCTAAAGAACTTACCAACAGAGAAGTTACCATCTTGGTCAGTAGAGACGTAATAAACACGACCTGGACGTGTCTCATCAGTTTCCTGTGAAGGAATATTTGGTGAGAGTGGAAGATATGGCCAGTTTGTATTTGCTCTACTTCCTGTACCAACGTCTAGGAAGTCATGAGCAGTTAAACGAACTTGAGAATATCTGTAACGAATCTTGAATGATTGTCCGTCTGTACAACCAATTGTCTTCTCATCAGCAAACTGTAAAATTGTAATACCTGTAGTATCAGTAGCAACAGCACCGATATGCATAAACTCATTATTGATCTTAATAACATCACCAACACCAAAACCAACATTTGCTTTCTCAACACGAATGCTTGTAGCACCAGAGTTGATGTCTTGGATTGTCTTATCCTGAGAAGCAACTTTAGCATTTAAGATTTTAATTGTTGCACCAGAGTTGTGAGTTCCAGCAGATGTGCCTTCTTGAGCACGTGCAGCAGTAACAGAAGTTGCTGATGGGAATGAAGTAACTTTGAATAACTCATTGTTAATAACAAGGAACCCGTTGATAGTCATTCCTGTAACAGCATCCACGTTCATTGTGAATGGTGATGAAGCACCTGATGCTATGTTAGTCTGTAAAGTCGCAGTATTACCTGCAGCTTCAAAGAAAGCTATATTTGAATGTCCGTCATGTGCAGCAGCACTAGATCCTAACTGTGATCTAGTTACTGTTAATGTACCTCTACCATCTGGAGCACTGTAACTTGTATTAGATAAAACGTATGATCCAGCATCATTGTTCTGACCATCATCAACCATTGAAACTGAACCACCTTGGTCAGGACCTGTTGTAAGTCCTGCAGCTACTAATAAGAATCCTAGTTGACCTCTAACAGCATCTGTGTTATTGACTAGAGTTATTGTAGCACCTGATGTACTACCAGTAACCACTTCACCTTGTGAAAATGTTCCTTTGCGTGGAATGTAGTACATTTTATTTGCAGTGACTGACTGATCACTTCTTAATTCACCGATAGCACCTGATGTACCACCTGTAATAATTTCATTTGCTTGGAATGTTCCACTCTTCGCAGCATCTGGGTTAGTGGTAAGCATTTTACCAGCAATAGTACCATTGGTAGTAGATTCGTTTACATCAAATCCTCTGGAAATACAACCATATTTACCATAAGATGAGTTACCAGATACAGCACGTATTCTAGCACCACCAGTTGATACGTAAGAGATATGTGAATAGTATGTAAATGATGATACAACTTCAGCAGCAGATGTTCCATCACACCAGAATCCAACACCATTTTCTAGAACCTGTGTATATGCGTCAAAGCACATAGATTTGAATGAAGGAGTTGCAGAATTATCAAAGTGTGCATGTGCTTTACCATCTAGTAATACACCAACAGCAGCACCACCTATAGCAGAACAGTTCTGAACATAAGGAGATTTAGTAATTGGAGAAGCAGGATCAAGTCTAAAGTAAACACCTTTAACTGTAGCTTGAGTAATATCTTTATCATCTGAACCATAAGGAACAAATCCTGTCATTCCTTCACAAACTAAATCTTTAACAATGTTATGTGTTGCAAGATAGAACATTGTTGATTCACTGTTAATGATGGCAGCTGCACTACTAATAGTTTTGTATCCATTAGTGTTTGTAGCACCACTCATATTATTATTACTAATTGCTGTAGTAATAATTCCAACTAATGTTGTGTGAGCAGATTGAACTTGAGCACACTTAGGAGTGCTATCTGCTGTACCACCAAACATTGTTTGAGATTGGTTGTTTCCAGAAGACTTAGTAACAGTAATGTTTTGAATAATTTCTTTACCAACAGTATCAATATAATTGAATAACTGTGTGTCTTGAGTATTGTTACCAGTAATCGCTGTACCAGTAATTAAAGCATTGGCGTAATCATAAACTTTGTTATTACCACCATGTTTGACGTTGTATGCTATGTCAACTATAGCAGCTGCTAAACGACTCTTCACAGTCGCTTCTGTGCCACTCACAGCACCTACATTCGCAACGTGACGGTGATATGCTTCATGAGCAAGGAAAACACTGTTAGAGGTCAATAGATCAGAACCGTCTGCATGCCTTGTACTGACAATATCAACATACTTGTCGCTAGTAGTCCATGATCCACCCGATACATTCAAAATTGTAACTACAGTTTTAGCAGCATTTACATCAAGAAGTTTACCAGTTTTAGTTCCTGTATCATTAGAAATTGTCTCACCTAACTTGTAATGAGTTATTGCACTTGAAAGTGTTATGTCTTGTTCGTTTGAATCACCAGCAGCAGGTTTAACAATTGTATTTCTTATATTGTCACCAAGTATAGAAACATACTCAGGAACATGAATTGGAAGAACTTCTTCATAAATACCCGCCTTAACATAAACACTAACTGGATTTGTTAAAGATGGTTTATCAGATCCTGTAAGTGCAGATATATACGCCATCGCATGACGAACTGTTCTAAATGCACGTGAAATTTGTCTACCACTATTGTTATCATTACCAGTCTCAGCAACATAATAAACACTAGTAGTAGTGTTATTTGTTTCCCATGATGGAAGAAGTGGAGAACCACCAACTGTTAAAACTTGACCACTTGCTTCTCTTTGTTGAGCAGCAGTACCAGTTGATCCAGTTGGAAGTGCAATTCTATTAATACCAGAAGCAGCCTGATAAAGTAAGTCACCAGTTTCTTGAAGTACCTGTGCAGCTGATCCACCTTGTGCAATGTAATTCCAGTAGTTTCCATTTGGATCTAATTCAGGAGCATTAGCAGCACCAGTTGTGTCATCGGTTATACAGATATATGTGTTTGAGTTTCTTGATACAACATCACCTTTTTGATATATTGTTGATGATACCCAAGGTCCTAACCAATTAAATCCTTCAGTTATTAGAGTAAAATATGTAGAATCTGTTGGTTTGTTACCAGTGCTTGTTGCTTTACAAACGTAACTATATCCACCAAATCTAACAACATCACCTGGAGCATATTCAGTAGCAGCGTTATAAACTCCTTTAGCAAGAAAACCAGTTGATAAGACAGTCCAGTTTGAACTATCATTATTTGGTGTTAAAACTGATGAGTGATCTCCGTTAGAAGTATAACTGTAACCACCATAAGTTACGATGTCACCTTTTTGATATGATGTACCACTAACCCAAGAACTTTCATACTTTAGACCTTCTAAGTAAATACTCCAATTAGCAGGAGTTAAAGTAGCACCAGATGTATGTCCAATACCACAAATATATTGTGTGTTACCCCATTTGACAACATCATTTATTTTGTACCAGTAACCAGATTGATAGTCTCCTTTATTGACTATACCTTCTGTATGTAAACTCCATTTAGCAACATCAGCAGAATAAAAAGTATTTTCATTTGATGTTGATGTATGGTTAGTTTTACACACATATGAATTTGCACCGTACTTGACGATATCGTCAATGACGTAAGCTGTTGAAACGGCCCAATCGCCTTTCCAATTAAACTTCAGTCTG